CGAAGGGGGCGACGCGGAGGTGCTGTAGCTCATACCAGATCTCCATCGGCGAGGCTCATGTGCATGGGGGTTTTGTCGAACAGGCCCGAGGTCATGCCGGACCCGACACCCAGCCCCTGCTCGCAGAAAGTAAGGTTTAGCGCATCGGCGTGATCGCAGCTGGGGAGGCCGCGAGAACGCATGCTTTGCTTGCTCTCGACCTGGAGCCTGCCGTCGCTAAGGAAGGAATAACGCGGCATGAGGAGGTCGTCGCGGAGGCGATCATGGCGCGGCAGGCGCACGTTGCGGTTGCCAAGCCACTCCTTGCAGCGCACCCATAACTCGTCTCGTAGGCGTGCGTATCTACCGGTGGTTGAGGCGGTTTCGGAGACATTGACGCCGAGAATGGGCAGATTTTGCTCGTGCAGACGATCGACGACGCCGGACCCGATGCCGATCACGTCGATGCAGATAAGAGAGGGACGAGAGGCGGGGGAGGCGATATCCCACTCCGCCTTGATGGCTCCGGCCAGTTGCATGGTGTCCAGACCATGCCAGGCGCGCGGCATTTCGGTAACGACCCGGCCTTTCCTTTTAATAAGGACGGAAGCGTCAGTGCCGAATCGGGCCACATCGACGCCCCAGATCTCGATGGCGAGAGGGTCGATCTCGATGTCCCTCAACATGGCGCTGTCAACGAGGTCGGCGCCGATGAGCGTATTGTCGTCGGCGAGCGGGAACTCACCGAGAACGCGAACGCGGAAGGCGTTGGAATCCATGCCGTAGCGATTGGCGATCTCCTCGACGAACTCCGAGGTGACCCGTTTGGAAGAGGCCGAGGAGACCTTCTGGGTGTACCAACGGTCCCGCTCCATCATGTGGGCGCGGTAGAAGAAGCCGGTGCTTCGAGTCGCGTTGCCGATCAGGAGCGTTATCGCGCCATGCGATGACATCGAGCCCGAGGCGGCCTCGAAGACCGATTCAGGGATGCCAGATGCCTCATCGGCGATGAGAAGGATATGCGCTGAGTGCAGGCCAGCCATCGCCTCCGGCGTATCGGGCCGTGACGTTCTCGCGGTGACGAAACATTCCTGGTCCGCCTTCAGCGTGACGCGATCGGAGCGAATATCCCACAGATCGCGCCAGCCGGAGGGGAGGATATTCAACCATTTAATGAACTCGGGCCATAGCGCGTCGAACAACTGGCTCGAAGACGGCGCGGTTATGGCGACCTTGAACGGCGCGCGGGTGCAGATGAACCATACGCACAGCCACGCGGCGAAGCAGGTCTTGCCGACGCCATGTCCCGAGCGAATGGCCAGACGGGTATGCCCGCGCGCCACCGCGCGCAGTGCTTCCAGCTGCCATGGATCTGGCTCGACGCCCAGAATATCCCGCACGAAGGCGATCGGCGCGCGGGCATACTTTTCGATCGCCGCGTGGAACGGGTTATGAGTCGTTGGAGCGGTGGCGCTCATGGTTTATGACCAAGCGTGTCACGGATATAAGTACAGGTCTCAACGACCGCGATAAACTTTCCACTCGTGGTAACAACAACGCAACGGACACCTTTGGTAAAGCTTTTCAGGTCAGAAGCGATGGGCTCTCGCAAACTACTGATCGTTCGAGGGTTCAGGAACGCCCGTTGCCCGTCCGGGCCTTGTAACTCAATAAATTCCACTCCCGATATGAATATCAATGCGCTAAGTGTTTCAAAACCGTAATGATGTTTTGAAAATGCTCTGAGGAAATTTGGAAGGACCAATAATTTGATATCGTAACGATGTTTTGAAAATGCTCTGAGGAAATTTGGAAGGGGTGCCAGTGCCATCGCCACACGCGCGGGCAGGGGGGCGGGCGCCCGCCCGCGCGCCTGGGCACGCATGCGCGCACACACGCCCGAGCGCGCGATCATGCTGACTGTGGCTTGATGATTGTCATTGGGATCATGTCCAAACGGACGATTAGTGACACACTCCACGATTGAATGATGTGTCATTGCACTATCATTCCGTTGGAATGTCTGTTGATGTAGCCTCAATCGTTGGGATATCTGGCGTTGATTGCTGTTCAATCAGGGTTGATGAGATAGCGCGCGCCGCCACTAAGTGCAGTTCAATGGTTGAGTTGCTGTTGATATCCATTTCCTGTTTTGGCCGGCCGAAGCCCCGATCAAGGAGGGCAATCGCGGCCGCGAGCTTGATCTTCTCGTCCTTCGACGACAGCAACCCGACGACTACCTTGATACAGCGCGGCCCGTGCGTGCGCGCCAGCGCGGCGATATCAACCGCCGGCTTTTCCCGTCCGCGCGGGTTCCCAGACTGACCAGGACGCCATGAGCCACTCGAAATGCCGCCTCGCACGCCGAATTGCTTGCGTCTTATCCGTCCTTCATCGCTTGACTGCTCTTGCCTGTTGTCATTCAATTTGAGACACAATCCCATGCGGTGATACAGGCTTTGACATGGCACGGTTTGCCTGTTCCCGCAAATAATTCATGCCGAAGCGAAAATACCCCTTGCGCTGTGAACGCAACAGGTCCACATAGAGAGGGTGTTGAACAGATGAACAGGACGAACAGATGACAATCGATCCGATCAACAATCTCTATGCCACCGACGGCGCCTGCCACGACGCCGAACCAAACACCTACGGTCACGAGTGCGGCAAGCAGGCATGGTTCCTCGGCAAATCGCGCGGTGGCTTTTGGAGTGGCTATTGCTCCGATTGCAAAACCAATGGCGCCGAGGCCAGGCAGTGCACTGAATGGCGCGAACACCCCTCACGCGCCTTCGGCTGATCGAAACACCTTAACCAGTCAAACAGGATAACCAGTGATGACCAGTCTTTCCGCTTATAGCCACTTCAATCTCGAACAGACCATCTCGGACAACCCCTGGGAGGTTCGCGACGAGGTCTCGTCACGCACCAACGTTATCGCTCGTCAACTCGCCACGCTCCGCCGGAAGATGGCGAAACTCGAGGCCGAGGCCGCCGCGCTCGAAGCCCTCTACATCCGGGCGTTGGAAGGCATTCGCGTCGAACAGGATAAAAACGAGACCAATCCCATGGACGACTTCAACTATGTAGGATCGAGACACCACTACTGATCGATACCGATACACCGCTCAACCAGTCAAACAGGACAAACAGCCATGACCTTCCTGACGTTTTGGAAAGCTCTGAACGCGGCCCTGGCGGTTCGAGACGAGCCCGAAGCGCTCCACGCCGAAGCGCGGCGCTGGTATGACTGGCGCCCCGTCAAGAATATCGACGAACGGATAGTCAACAGGATCGTCAATGAACGTCGGCCGCTTTGATCACGCCGCGAAAGGCGCCTTCGGGCGCCTTCATTGTTTCTGGACGATGTTTCGCCAGCCCCACCATGCCAACAGCAGGGCATCGGCTTCGTCATGCGTCAGGGGTCGATCGGGCTGTTGGAGGAGTTCCCTCGCCAGCGCGATCCCGGCATCCTTGCCCGCCGCGCCTCCCCCGAGCCCATACGCGCCCCGCCACACCACTGGCTGAACATAGACGACCGCTGGATGCCCCGCCGCCGCCAGCACGCCCCGTACGACCCCGTATGCCTGCCCCAGGGCGAAGGCGGACCTTACGCCCATCTGGGGAGAGGCGTGCTGCGCTTCGACGACAATCAGTTTCACGTCCCGCGAAGCCAGCGAAAACCATGGATCGGTCAGGGGCACGATGATGTTCTGGGCGATGGAGCCCGCCGCGGGCATCACTCGTATCAACGCCGCCGCGCCATTCATGCCGGGGTCGATCCCAAGAATGAGGGTCACGCGTTCGCGATACCCCGTTTCAGGATTGGATCGACCCAACCATCATACGCGATGGCGGCCGCGTCCTTTTCGTCCCGTGTCAGTTCCCGCCATGCCGCGCCGTCGTCCTCCAGCCAGCCGCGTGCCCGCCACGCGGACGCATCGACCGCTCGCGCGTTTGGCGCCATCCGGCGCGCGATACCTTCGACCCGGCCTTGCGTCCTCCCGTGAGCGAAAGCCCACACCGCGTCCGTATGATCGTTCAATATCAGCCGTTCCCATGCCAGGAAGTCCACGCCCTGGAGCAGGTTTTCAATCATTTCGATATTGTCATCCAGCGGCCCGGCGTTGACCACCCATACGGGTCTGTCGTTCCCCGGCCGGACATCCAGCACGGCCCAGGCGCCCGCCGCTCCGCCCAAACGCAGCCCCATCACACGAATACCGATCTTTTTAGCCATGTCCTGCTCCTTTTGATAAACAGCAATTATGCGGGTATGCGGAGGTATTGCGGGTATATTCTCCACTACCCCAGGTGAAAAACCAAAGTGTTTTTACCTAATGGAGTAGAGGATATACCCGCATTATACCCGCATACCCGCAAATTAACCCTTTATCAATTTCCACCCCATAGTCTTGCTATGCCCGTCCATTGCCCCCTTGAACTGGCGTTTATCGGCTATTTCATCCTTATGCCGCCGCAGCCATTGCCCCAGTTCCAGGGCCGTTATCCCCGTTCCACGTCGGCTGATGGCGGCCAGCGCCACACCGAGGCCATGCCTCGCCTTACGCGCGGCGGCGATTTCATCCCCTTCCCGTGTTTCCCGATCGCTCTTGCTTTCCCCCTCCGGGCCTTCCGTGAACACGTAGACGCGGCTGTCCACCGTCTCCACGGCTTCGGCGGCGGTTTTCTCGATGTTCAGGCCGATCGCCGCTTCCCAGGCGGCCATGACGCCCCGCAGTCCCGCCATGACGGGATCGGCTTCATGGAGTTTCGTCATGGTTCCCACGGGATCGGGTTGACCCAGCCACACCAGGGGGGCGCGCACCAACCGGGTGTAATCGTCGAACGATGCGAGGGCATCGGGCGCGCTTCTCTCGCCCGCCGTCAGGTATCCTCGAACGATCGTCAGGACGGCGGCGATGTAGCGTCCCCGGTCTTTCAGCGCCTCCCGGAACGGATTGGCCTTGAACTGGCGCAGTTCGGGCCGCTCCATTTTGGCGTCCATCGCTGCCATGACCACGCGGCGCGTCACGTCCTCCATGACCACCAGATTATTCCCGGTCACGCCGGCCAGCGCGCTGTTTGGGGTTCGGTACATGTCCGATCGCCCCAGACGGCGCAGGTCGAGCAAGGGCTGGGTGGCTATTTGGCAGATCAGATCCCCTTCCAGCGGCATGTTCAGGTTATCGATGCTAAACAGCGTCACCCCGGCCAGCAGCAGCCCGTTCAGTTTCTTCTCCAGTTCCTCGTTGCTGTTTCCGGCGTAGATGACCGGGCATCGGCTGCCGTAGACGATGGCGGCGGCGATATCGTAGAGGAACGATTTCCCGCTGCCGCGTCTGGGCGCCGTGGCCGCGTGTATGGGCGCGACATCCATGGCGGCTCGCACGACCGCCGTGATGAGCAGCGACAACGCGACGGATCTTGACGCTCCTCCATCGTCCTTGATGAACGGGAACTCGGTCAGCAGCCCTTCCAGTTCCTCCATCGCGCGGACGCATTCGCCTTTCGAGGGCTTCTCGCTGATCGATGGCATGTTCAGCCCCGGCGGCAGCGCCAAATAATATCCGCTGGCCTTGTCGTATCCATTTCGGTCGATCAACGTCCCGTCACGGCGGATCGTTGGGTGCGCGATGATGCCGCGCAGATATGGGAAGTTCCATTCCCCTTCCCGCTTCAACAGGATATTGGCCACCACTTCCGGCGGGTCCGCCTTCACGTCTTTCTTGAGCGTCCGGCTGTATTTCATCCATTCGCCGGTCTGACAGAACAGATCCAGCATCCCTGGCGCGTCGAGACGATGCAGGCCGGTCACCTGTGTCTTGCCGCCATCGGCGGCGTCCATTTCCATGATGGCGGGCCGCACCAGCATGGCGCGCTGGAAGACGGGTAATCCCGAGGCGATGATGGCCGCCTCGCCTTCCGATGCCAGATGATGCAGTTCTCCGGCGATGATCTTGATGCGGCGGCGGGTCACGCCCCCGCCGCTACCACCAAAAGGCCGCTGCGACGGCCTCACCCATCCAGGCTGGGCCTTTTCCGCTTCGATCATCAATTTCCCGATGCCGATCCGGTCGCCTGGGTGGCGCTTCCAGTGGTCCCACCGTTCGCGGCATTCCACCGGGTCATGCTTGGCGCTTTTGGCGCTCCACGCCTCGAACGCCTTCCACCCTTCCTCGGCGCCGCCGCTGGCGTTCACCGTCGCCAGCCCGATCGCGGTCCAGTCGTCGAAGTGCGGATCATCGTTCGGGATGATCTCCAGCGCCCCGGCCACGTCTTCGATATGTCCGATCAATGATAATCCACCGTCGTCCGCCCGCTCCGCCCTTCCCTCGATCGTTGGCCCTTCTTTCGCCCGCTCCATCAGCCATTCCACCACGGGCGTTATATCGACCGTGCAATCCCCGACCGGATTCCATCCGGTCACCGTCAGGAACCTCGCGCAGGCGTGGAAGATCTCCACCGCCGCCCCTGGCCTTATCCCCTCGCCCCACCAGGCTCGCTCCTCGGCGCTGTCAGGCCCCAGCCCGTCCACCCATGCCTTCACCCTCAGCTTGCCCTGGAACGCCTCTGGGGAGCCTCCCAGCCGCCCTATGATCCGTATCCCCGTCCCCGAGGGCGTCACCTCCCGGTAGGCTCCTGGCGCGGCTGTCAGGATCGCCAGCGCCCATCCGTTCACCCGTCCGGTCTTCGGATCGCGACAATGATCGATATCGATGGCCACACGCCCGAAATCGTCTTTCATGCGCCAGCCGACGCCGGCGGCGCTTTCGGCCTCCACCGCCGCTGACGCCACGTCATACCCGACCACCCCCACCAGTCCGTTGACCTGAACCCCGACGCCCGTTCCGGGGATGACGGGAACCTTGGTCTTGCCCTTCGTCCCGTCCTTTCGGATCAGCACCCGCCAGTACCAGAGACACCACCGCTCTTCCCTCAGCATCGCGGCCAGGCCAGGGATATTCCGTAGGTTCAGTCCGCGTGTTTTGTCATCGTTGTTCTTCGTCATCGCCACCCCCTCGGTTTCTTCTTCTCGCTACCACCATTCCTCACCAGAGGGCGTCGATGGCCGCCCTGACGAAGGCTTCCGCCTGCGCGACGCAGAGGCTATTCCCGTAGCCGCGCAGGCGTCCCACGCGGGCGGGAGACCCTGAAGCCAGCGGCTCAAGGCCGGATTCAATTGCCCTCCACTTTCCATCCCGGCAGAAGATCCAGTCAGCATTTGCCCAGTGGCCGTTAACCGGGCCGGGCCGGTGGCCAGCGTCGCGACATGGTTCAGGCTGACCGTCGCCTTCGTCCCGTCCGCCCGCCTGCCGGTCGCGGTCGCGTCTTTCGCCATCTGCGATCCGTCCGCGTTTCCCTTCGTCGGCGTCGGCCAGCCCGCCAGCGTCACCATTTCCGCCAGATACCCGGTCGTTCTCCCCGTTGCCGCGCGTGATGGGCGCATTTCTCCCGATCCCTCCGCGCTCCCCGGCGTCGGCCAACCAGTACAGCCGTTGTCTGAGGTGCGGCGCGCCGAACCCCGCAGCGCAGGTATCGACCGCCCCGACGGCGTATCCCTCACCTTCCAGGTCAGCCGATACAATGTCGAACCACTCGAGGCCGCCTCGACCGCTAACCTGCTCGCCAAGGACCGGGACAGCGCGCGGCTTGCCTTCGAGCATGAGTTTGAAGAACACGGGCCAGAGGTGTCTTCGGTCCTCGACTCCCTCTCGCTTCCCGGCGGCGGAGAAGGGCTGGCAGGGCAGGCTGGCGGTCCAGACTTCCCTTTCGTCGTCCCAGCCGCCTCTCCTGAGAGCGAGGCTCCAGGCCCCGATCCCCCCAAACCAGTGGCGTTGCGTGAACCCTCGAACGTCATGCGCCGTGACCTCTTCGATTCCACGGTCATCGACCACGCCGTCCGCGATCTCTCCCGCTTTGATCAGCTCCCGCAGCCACGCGGCGGCGGCGGGATCGTTCTCGTTGTAGTAGGCCGTCATCCCCATTCAGCCCATTCGTCCATCTCCTTCGAGGGCCGATGCCCAACCCGAACCCGCACCGGCGGCGGCCCCGCGGCCGCCACCGCTCCCGCCATGCCCTCGATCCACGTCATCACCGCATCCGGCACGGGATAGAGCCCTTCCCGCCACCTGCGAGCGGTAGAGACGCCGATGCCAAGCACCTCCGCCAGATCCCCCGAGGTCCATCGCAACGCCGTCAGCGCCGCCCCCAGGCGGCGGGAACGGTCATCCTCCACGATCCCCCTCATCGTCTCGCTCATCATCGTCCTCCCAACGGCTTCTCGCCGCTCCTCACATCGAGGCCGAGACGATCGAACCGCGACATCGGGTCTTCAGGGCGGCGAATGCCTCTTTCCGCCGCCAGCGCGGTTTCGATGTATTCAACCGCGTCGGCCACCGAGGCCCCTTCCGGCAGGCGAAACTCGACGTGGAACGCCACGATGCGCGAAGCCCTCATGGCTTTTCCTCCGTCTCCACTTCGACATCCCCGAGGCGGCGGGAACGGTCATCCTCGACAATCCCTCTCACATCCGGGAATGCCGACAACGGCCCATCCGGGCGGCGCTTTTTCTCGGCCGCGATGGCCTGCTCGCTCCAGACACGGCGCGCCTCCGGGCACCCGCCGGGGGCGTATCCCGGAAGGTTGGACAAACAGATGGCGGCGCATTGCTTTGTCCCGATGGATCGGCAGGCGGCCTGTTGAACCTCGGTTGCCTCGCTCATGGCTCTTTCCCCCATCCCGTGCTCAGGGCGGCGATCGTTTCCCTTACGCCGCGCATGTCTCGTTCGGCGGCTTCAACCGCCACGAGCGCGTTTTGATAAGCGATCTCCGCCTGGGGCGAGTCATTCATCGCGCCAACCGTCTCGAGCCGCCTTCTCGCGGCCCACACCCGCTCCGCCGCCAGGGCCAGGATATCGACACCCTCGCTCATGGCTCTTCCTTCGTCTCCACCGTCACCTCACCGAGGCTGGCGCGCAGCAGCATCTCCCGGATATGCCGAATGCTGTCCCCATGCGTCCCCGGCAGCTCGCGGTATTTCTCGGCGAGATCCAGTTCGATCAACATGATTTGGATATCCATGGCCGTCAGTTTTCCGCTCATGCTCTCCACTCCGCTGCTTCCACCGCGTAATCGAACCGTTGCTCTTCCGCGCATACGGAGCAGAGCTTCATCCCATCGAACACTTCCACCGCGTCCCTGGAGCCGCACTCACAAATCGCCACGACCTCTCCGGTCCCCTCACATTCGCGGCACTCCCAGGTCTTCGCCCAGGGGTCGTTGGGATGGTCATGCGTCCTCCGTCCCGCACCGCCGCATTCACCGCATGTGTCCATCAATGTTGCGTTACTCGTTTTCATCTGCTTACATTCCTTTTCCACTCGTTATTCGTCACACCCCCACTCTCCGGCGGCGCCCCCCACGCCGCCGGTTTTTCTTTATCTTCAGCCTCTCGCGGCCAGGGCTTTCTCCTGAGCGGCCTTGTATTCTTTTAGGGATATGCACTTCCCGTAGCGGGCCATGTTCGCCGCCGTCTTCCGGCAGATGGTCCATTTGTCTCCGAGAAAAGGGCGGAGTTCATCGGCGGTTGGGTAACTGGTCATCGGTTCATTCCCTTGCTGATGCCCCCTATATGAACCAACACCAACCATAACACAAGCCCTATTTGCCTCCTTCGCTATCTTTTCCACTGTCTTTGTTTTGATACGTCGCGAAAGCCTCCCTTAACCGTCGCTGCACCATCACCTCTTCCCGTATAACCTCGGCCAGTTTATCGAGGAAATTCAGCGTAAATCCGCCAGGGCGCACGCTATCGGCGACGATATAATAGCGTTCGTTCATCTTCCGAATGTCATCGTCGTTCGCCTCTGGCGTGTTCTCTTTCGTGAATCTCATCCTACTTTTCCCCTTGCGCTATCTTCGCCACCTGTTATACGTCCCGCTCATGGTTAAAACAACATCCCCGCAGACCTACAGCATCAAAGAGGCCGCCAGGGTATTGGGCGTTCCTGGACGGACAATCTACGGCCAGGTGGCGCGCGGTGAACTGCCGGCCATTCGCCTGAGCGGGCGCATCCTCATATTGCGCGCGGTGATCGACGCGATTCTGTTGTCGGGACTGCCCAAAGAGACCGTCGAGGAAACCACCGAATGGTGACCTCCCCACCCCCGGTATTATGGGCGCATCAACGCGCCGTCATCCCGGCCCTCGTTAAGGGCCACTACCTGCTGCTGTGGGACATGGGAACAGGAAAAACCGCCGCGCTGATCCGCGCCGGAGCGACCGTGGGCGGGCGCCAGTTGTGGATCACCCACGCCGTGCTGATCCCTCAGACGCTCAATGATATCGCGCTCTGGCGTCCATCCGCCCGCGTCCAGCGGATCGTCTCCGGCAAATCGATCGTCGATCCCGACGCCGATATCGTCATCGTCAGCTACGATTTGATGCGAAGGGTCGAGATCTGGAAGCAGTTATTTCATCTTTACTGGGAATCGATGGTGGCGGACGAGGGTCACGCCCTCGGCCATGGCGCCGCGGCGAGAACAAGAGCCATGTATGGCGCCACGATCTACAGCAAAGGCGCGCTCTTCACTCGCTCGAGCCGGGTCTGGATCGCCACGGGAACACCCGTGCTCAACAGCCCTGACGAATTACATCCACATCTGTCCAGGCTTTTCCCCAGCCTTATCCCTGGCAAGGTCCAGAAACAGCAGTTTCTCAATCATTTTTGCGTCACTGTCCAAAAGACATTTGGCCCTGTTATCGTTGGTGCGCGGAATACTCCAGAGTTGCGTGAAATACTTAAAAGTTGCGCCTCTCGCGTGAAACTGTCCGATGTGACCGACCTGCCGCCTCTCACCGTGGATACCCTCCCGGTGGAGATCAGTCCCGCCGATCGCCGGGCGATCGAGGCGACGATGACGCACGGGCAGCGGGCGGAACTGAACGTCGTCCTGACCCAGCTGGAGGGCGGCGACGAGGCGGGATGGCAGCGGCTCAACGCGATGTTGTTGCCGCTCGCCTCGACCCGCCGCGTCCTCGCCCTCGCCAAGAGCAGGGCGGCGGTCGATCTCATCAAATCCGAGATCGAAGGCGGCGCGGACAGGATCGTTCTTTTCGGCCTCCACGTCGCCGCCCTCCAGGCCGTCAATGACGCCTGCCAAGGGTTGGGCGCCCGTTTGTTGATGGGCGAAACCGCCCATACCCTTCGTGAAGGCGCCGTCGCCGGGTTCAACGCGGGCGTCGTCAAGGTTTTGGTCGCGAGTGTTCGCGTCGCCGGGTTCGGTCTCAACCTTCAGTCCGCCCGCCGCGCCATCTTCCTGGAGACCGACTGGACCAGCGCATCGATCGACCAGGCCATCGCGCGTCTGTACCGCGCCGGCCAGGCCCGCCCGGTGCGGATCTCGATCCTGACCGTCGCGGACAGCATCGACGCCCGTGTCGCGGACATCGTCCGCCGTAAGCGGCGGATCGTCACACAATTATTGGAGGAAACTTCGTGAGTATTTCTGTGATTTGCACGCTCGAACTGACTGAGGAAGAGATGCTGTTTCTGCTGCGGCTGCGAGCGGGAGAGTTCCTTGTTCCTCCGCCGGAGGAGACAGGTCAGGTGAAAGGAAACGAAACCCCCGATTCCGTTTCCATGCCGGAGTCCGTTCCGGTGGAACCCCCACCTTTGACGGGAAACGTACAACCTCCCCCTTTGCCACCAAAACAACAGCGCAACCGCGCGAAGGCCAGTGGCGCCGAAGCGCCCGTCAATTCAACGCCCCTGGCCCCCTCGCCGCCTCCACCTCCCGAGGCCCTCGATGAGCCCGCCATGCGCTCTCTGCTGTCGAAAGTCGGCGCGGTGCATCCGTTGAAGGTCAAGGCGATCACCAACATCCTGGAGAATTGTGGCGGCGCGCGTCGCCTGTCTGAGTGCGACCCCGCGACGTGGCCCACCATCGCCGAGGCGGCGCTGGCGGCTCTGAAGGAGCATTCGGCGTGAACGATACGCCGCCCGCGCGAGGCCACTCGCCCCTTGGAATGTCCGTCCTCGAACGCCGCTTCATGTGTCCTGGGTCGATGCGGGCCGAGGAAGGCAGGCCCAACACCGCGTCCGTCTACGCCCAACGCGGAACCGATCTCCATGCGCTGGCGCCGGCGTGTATCAAGGAAGGGCTGAACCCTCTCGACGCTCTGCCTGAAGACCCGGAGGGCGCGGAGATGATCCTCGCCTATCAGATCGAGGTCCAGGCGGCGCATGATCGTCTCGGCGGTGAGTTATTGCTGGAGCAGGCTTTCGAGCTCTCCGCCCTCTCGGAGCTTTACTGGGGCACCGCCGACGCGGTGATCATCGCCCCGCCGGTCCTCTACGTCGCTGACTTCAAGACCGGGCGGGGTGTCGCTGTCTCCGTCCGCCGTGCCGATGGGAAGGTCAATCTCCAGTTGGGCGGCTACGGCCTCGGCGCCCTGCACAGCCTGCCCGTTGGCCTCGCCCACGAGATTACCCAGATCGAGCTGGTGGTCGTCCAGCCGGCCCTGGGGCCGCCCCAGAGGACCGTGATGACGACGGCGGAGATCCATGACTTCGCCGCCGATCTGATCGAGATCGCGGAAGCCGCGCTCGATCCGGCGGCGCCCAGGATCGCGGGCGATCACTGTCGCTTCTGCCGCGCCGCCGGTGACTGCCCGGCGCTGCGGGGCCAGGCGATGGCGAACGCGATGGCCGAGTTCGAGGCGGCCACCGGCCCGGTCATCGTCGCCGCGATACCGCCAAAACCCAAGAGCCTTACGCTGGCTCAACTCGGTCATGTGCTGGAGGGCGCCGAACTCATCGACGCATGGCTCGCGGCCGTTCGCGCTCACGCCAAATCCCTCGCGGACAAAGGCGAGAAGATCCCCGGTTTTAAACTGGTCGATAAACGCGGCCGTAGGGTGTGGGTGAACGAGGATGAGGCGGAGCACACTCTGTCGGCCTTGCTGGGAGAGGACGCCTACGCCACCAAACTCCACTCGCCGACACAGATCGAGAAGGTTCTGAAGGCGAAGAAGTTGAAGAAGCCGGCTCAATGGGATGAGTTGATCACACTATCGGATCCCGGAACCACGTTGGTTCCGGCGTCCGATCCTCGGGCTCCGGCGAGTCCGAGGCTTATCGAGTTTGAAATCGTAACAGAAGAATCCTGACATGAGTGGCGCGCCTCCCCCCGGTCATCGTGGTGGAAGAACATTCAGCGCGGAGATCGATGGTGCGCGCCTTAATCGTCAGGCATTCGATGTGTGGCACGCCATGCGGGACATGGCCTGGCATACACTACCGGAACTATCCACCAGAACCGGCCATCCTGAAGCGTCTGTTTCAGCGCGGTTACGGGATTTCCGCAAGGAACGGTTCGGTGGTCACGAGGTCCAACGGGAGCGTATCCCGTTTGGCAACGGACTGCACCGCTACCGGCTGGTTCCGGTGCGGGCGGATCTGGAATGGTAAACCGTTAACACAGAGGAACAGTAACCAAATGGCGCAAAAACCAGTTGTATCAACCATCCGCCTTGGCCCCGGCCGCCTGTCTTTTCCCTCCCTGATCGAGCCCAGCTCATTCAATGGCGGCGATGAGAAATATACCTGCACCTTGTTGCTGCCGCCCACCTTCGACGTGGCGCCGCTGCTGGCGGCGCTCAACGGCCTGTGCGTGGAGGTGTGGGGCAAGGACATGAAGAAATGGCCCGCCAACGCCCGCCGCCCCGAGAGCGTCGTCCGCCGTGCTGAAGAGAAGGAGCATATGGCGGGATACGAGAAGGGCTGGCACTTCGTTTCGGCGTCATCGAAGGACAAGCCGGCCATCGTTGACGCCAGTCTTGAGCCGGTCACCGACCCGCGCGCGGTTTACGCCGGGCGCTGGGCCAACATCAGCGTGAGGCCGTTCTGCTATAACAACATCGGCGTGGGTGTTTCCCTGGGCCTCGGCAACGTCCAGTTGCTGCGGCACGACGGCGCGTTCGGCCGCACCTCGGCGGCGCAGGATTTCGATCAGGTCGTCGAGGAAATGGAAGACGAGTTCTAAAGTGTCGTACGACCTCCCCGCCCCCGCTGGCTCGTTACGCCTGGGCTACGCGGATCCGCCTTATATCGGGTCGGCTCACCTTTATCGGGATCAACCAGACTATGGTGGGGAGGTCGATCACGCGGCCCTCGTCGCGGATCTCATGGCCCGCTTCGATGGCTGGGTGTTGCACGCATCCGCCACGCCTGGGTCGATCGCGACGCTGGCGCCGTTGATCGCGCCAACCGGCGCGCGGTGGTGCTCCTGGGTCAAGGGCTTCGCGGCGTTCAAGAGGAACGTCTCGGTCGCCTATGCCTGGGAGCCGGTCATCATCAAACCGGCGCGTAAGCCGGTCGTGAGCAAGCGCCTGGTCATGCGTGACTGGATCAATCACTCGATCACGATGAAACGCGGCCTGACCGGCGCCAAGCCGGAGGCCGTCTGTCACTGGGCGTTCGAGCTGCTGGGCGCGCGTCCCGAGGATGATCTCAACGACCTCTATCCAGGGACCGGCGCCGTGACGGCGGCGTGGAACAGTTGGACGGGACAGTTCTGGTGACCGACAGCAACAGTGTCGATCAAGGAGGCATGCGATGACACCAGATGAGGCGCGTGTATATGTCGCGATGTTTCGCACACACATCATACCGGGAACAGCTTTTGTTCATACAAACAAGAACCGTGAAATCTGTTTAGACGATATGACAGATGATGAGGCACTGTTTGTCGCGAAAGGTTTCAAAGAGATGGAAGTTGAAGCAGCCATGAAAAGTAAAGGAAGAAAACAATGAGCAAGATGGAAGACGGGTTTTAGGGTCGCCAGCCACTCGGGCCTTTGGCCCTAAGAGGGCGATGAGGCCGACAGGGAATCGTGGGAAAACCTGTCGGCGCTCCTCTTCCAGGGGGATGTGAATAACGTGACCGACATCAACGATCTTCTCTTTCTCGATCTCGAAACCAGAAGCACGGTCGATCTGCGGAAGACCGGCGTCTACGTCTACGCCGCCCATCCCTCCACGACAGTCACCGTCGCCCGCCTGGCGATCGGCATGGAGGAGCCGTGGGAGTGGCGGCCGGGGCGAGACCTGCTCCCGAAATACCGCGAACACCTGGAAGACCCCACGCGCGGGGTCGTCGCCCACAACGCCCAGTTCGAGCGGCTGCTGATCCTGCATCACCTGTTCCCAGTACATGACTGGCCTGATGTCCCGATCGATCGTTGGATCTGCACCATGGCGCGCGCCCGCGCCCAGGCCCTGCCGGCATCGCTCGACGGCGCGGGGATGGCGCTCGGCTTGCCAATAAAGAAAGACGGCGACGGCTACGCCCTGATGCTGCGGATGTGCAAACCGAGGAAGATGGCGGATGGCTCGCTGGCGTGGTGGGAAGACGAGGTCCGCATGACCCGGCTGAGCGACTATTGCTCGACCGATGTGAAGGTGGAGCGCCAGATATACCGTTCCACCGCCGCCCTGCCTCAGCCGGAACTCGACGTGTGGGATCTGACGGAAACCATGAATGATCGCGGCGTGCGGTTCGATCTGGGCTTCGTCGCCGCCGCGTCGATCGTGGCGGAAGAGACCGTCGCCCTCCTCAACCACGACATGAACCTGCTGACGGTTGGGGCCGTGAAAACCGCGTCCAATATCGGCGCGCTCAAGATGTGGTTGATGAAGCGCGGCGTGGATCTCTCGCCGCCACCGGATATCGCCCGCGAGGGTGAACTGCTCGACGATCTGGAGGAGGCTGACGAAGATGGCGATGAGAAGATCCCCGATCTGCGACGGCGCGATGTTCTGCGCCTGATCGCCGATCCCCGCGTGGGGTTGTTGGAGAAGAGTGTCCTCAAGACCCGTCTGGAGGCGGGGAAGATCAGCGTGAAAAAGCTGGCGGCCATCAGTGACCGGGCGGACGCCGGAGGCCGCGTGCGGGGCCTCCTGTCTTATCACGGGGCATCGACCGGGCGGTATATCTCGCAAGGGCTTCAGGTTCAGAACTTCCCGCGCGACGTTGTCGCGGACTGGGACGGTCACCGCGAACTGCTCGACCACGGCGCCGCGATGGTCGATGCCGTCACCGGCCCGCCGCTCGATGTCATCAGCAAGATGTTGCGCGGCGCGATCATCCCCGCCGAGGGCCACGAAATCTGCACCGGGGATTTTAGTTCCGTTGAAGCGATTGGTGTGGCGTGGCTGGCGGGGCAGGATGATCTGGTCGAGGCGTTTCGCCAGAAGCGGAAGATATACGAGGAAATCGGCGCCAGGGTCTATGGCATCGATCCCGCCACCGTCACCAAGGACAGCCGCGCCCGTTTCGTCGGCAAGACGTTGGTACTTGGCTGCGGTTATCAAATGGGCTGGCATAAATTCAGGGAGACCTGCATCGCGCAGGCGAGTGTCCTTCTCGCCCCGGAAGAAGCGGAA